TAATGGAAACCACTTTGTTAGGTCTAAAAGGAAATGGTATTGTTACCGGAAGTGAACTCTTCAATCCAAAAACTCAGGATGACCTTTGTATTGCACTACTTAAAGGTCGAGGACTCAATCGTTTCTTGAATGGAATTATTACGGCTGAACAGTTTGGTAATCAACTTTGTCGAGAATGGGCAAGTTTCCCTGTTATAACAGGTATTCAAGGATCATCTCCTAGAGGATACTATGCTGGTCAGGGTGGTAAACTTACAGAAGAAACAGTTCTGAGTGTTCTAAAGGCTGTTAAAGATTATAAACCAACGACTACACCAATTAGTAGCAACGCACAGTAAAGAGATAAAAATGGTAGATTGCAACGATACACTAGAATTTAAAAATACAAGTAATTTAACTAATAGCAATGGGTTTGTATATTCACCCACTATACAGATATATCAATTAGATAGTTTACAAGCGAATTTTGAAAAAGCAGCGGTCTTTATTCCCTTCATTGATCCATTTATAACTGCGTATAGTCAAGCAGTATTTGATCAATCACTTATATCCTTTAATAACTTCCTGCTTGCTTCAGCGTATACGAATACTTATCTAAATTTAGAAACGAACTATCCGTTTGTAAATGATAGAATTTCTACCGGTGTTGCTATTACACCAATAGAATTTTCGGTTTTTATGACTGACTCCGGATATAACCCAATAAGTATTCAGGATCAGCAGACATTGTTTCCAACAACAGTGCTTTCATTATATAATTCGCACATCAACGGTAAATTTTCAAAAAGTACTATGGGAGCATTTTGCGCGTTAGCTCCGACTATATTTGGCGCGGTCGCTGGTTTCTTTACCGCGGTAAAAACACTTGCTAAAAAAATTACAGATATTATCAATTTTATAAAGAATTTTAGTATTGCAGCATTAATAGATCAACTTAAGAAAAAAATTACAGACGTAATAGAAAAAACAATAGCAAAAGTAAAACAAATAATAGAAAATTTCACATTAAAGGGTCTTATATCACAAGCACAACAATTTTTTCATGAAAAAATTATGTATAAATTTAAGGAATTAAAAGATCAAGCTATGGTATTTTTTGATGAATCAAATATGGAAAATTTTAAAAATAGAATAGATGGTCTAATATCATACGCTGCTGGTTTGTTTAAAGATCCAAATCTTGAAGAAATACAATTTTTAATATACAGGTTCTGTTCGTTCATAACACAGGTTGAAAATATAATAAACGGCGTAAAAAATCCGCTTGAAGCATTTACAAGTACTTATGCAAGCGCAACTCAGCTATTACAGGCAAGATCAGGTTTAAATACTGCATCTGTCGTTGCAGCAGGTGGAAAGCGTTTTACTAATGATGAAGTATATAGTACAGTTGCAACCGGGGTTAATGGTGAAACGGCAGCTGGAAATTCAGCGCCACCTTTAACCGGTGATATAGAAGGCGTAACTTCTTGGAATGGTGGTCAGGGAGATTCGAGAGTAACTTTTGCAGAAGGGGCCCTGCGCGACGGGCCAGAATCTTGGGATAGAGTTACCGGAAATGTAAAAGTAAGGTTAATGCAATTGCAGCAAAAATTTGGTATACAACTTAGAATTATTAGCGCGTATAGATCAACTGAAAAACAAGCGGCATTATATGCTGCTGATCTTGCATCAAATGGCGGTGTAAAAACTGGTAATGTCGCTCCACCAGGTAATTCACTGCACGAAACTGGCAATGCGCTAGATATAAAATTTTCTGGATTAAACTCACAGTCTGGATCACAGTTTATACAAATGGCCAGATCAGAAGGTTTTGGTGGCGCAAAGAATTATGGAACATTTGTACATATAGATGTAGGACCAGTAAGAACATGGTAACAATAACACCAAGAACTCGAAGAATAACTCCGGTATACGCCGATCTTCATAAGGATCTAACGGTAAATCCGTTTTCGAATGATCTTGCTCTCAAGACTGATGAAGAGGCTGTAAAGGAAGCCTTAAAGAATCTTATCTTTATGGATAAGGGAGAAAAATTGTTTCAACCATACTTTGGTGGAAACATACGAGCGATGCTGTTTGATCTGATTACTCCTGCAACCATGAAGCTGATACAGGAACAAATAAGAACTACTATAAATAACTATGAACCTAGGGCAGACCTAATAAGCGTAGAAGTCTATAGTCTTATAGATGATAACAGATTAGTCGTAAAGATATTGTATGCCCTTAGGAGTAGAGAACAGCCTATCGAGGTAGAGTTTATATTGGAAAGAGTAAGATAAAGATGGCTAAGACACCAATAACCGAACTTGATTTTTTTGCTATTAAACAACAATTTAAAGACTACTTAAAGAATCAAACTTCCTTCAAGGACTATAACTTTGAAGGATCGAACATGTCTATTCTACTGGATGTGCTATCCTATAATACGTTTCAGAATAACTTCTACACAAACATGGCTATATCTGAAATGTTTCTTGATTCGGCTCAACTGCGCAACTCGGTGATATCACATGCCAAGGAATTAAACTACCTGCCTAAATCATCGACTTCAGCAAAGGCAATAGTAAGAGTTACCTTTACCGATGTAAACGGGGCGTCATCAATTACTATACCAAAAGGTACAAAATTTACGACCAGCGTCGGTAGTGCCTCCTTTAACTTTGTTACCGCCGTTAATTATTTGGCAAAGAAAACAGCTATATCTGGATCGAACGCGACATACGTTGCCGATCAGGTAGAAATATTCGAGGGTTCTATCTTTACTAACTTTGAAAAGGAAGGGTTTTTTATCGATGACTCGGCCTTTAAATGCATCCTGTCAAATCAAAACGTAGATATTAATTCAGTAGAAGTTTCTACACTAAGTGAAGAAGAAGACCGAGATGTATATTTTATATATAAAACAGATATATATGGCGTATTACCAACCGAAAGAGTATTCTACATAGAACCACACTTTGATGATAAGTATGCCGTAGTCTTCGGTAGAAATAGATTCGGATTGCAACCATCATCTGAAAACACGATTCAAATAGAATATCGAGTATGCAATGAGGATGAAGCGAACGGAGCCTCTAAGTTTTCCTCTTCAATTAAAATAGGCAATCGAACGATAACGGCAGATGTCCAAACGATTCAAGCCGCATCAGGTGGCGCAAAGAAGGAGACTCTTGAAAGCATTCGTTTCTTCGCCCCAAGATCCATACAGATACAGGAAAGAGCGATCACTGCAAAGGACTATGAGGTACTCCTGAAGCAGAGGTTCAACGAGATTCAAGCAGTTGCAGTATACGGCGGAGAGGATCTAGAACCACCTCGCTTCAGTAAGGTTGCAATATCAGTGGTGCTTGAAGGTAGTGAGGACGTATCTGAAATTAAGAAGAACGAGTTCAAGAGATATCTTGTTGATAAAACACCAATAACTATTGAACCTATCTTTATTAATCCAGAGTTCATGTATGTAGAGATGGTAGTTAACGTATATTATTCATATAAACAAACTACGAAGAGTCAGGCTGAATTAGAAGCGATGATTCGAAACGCTATCTCTGAATATAATGATAATTTTTTAAATAACTTTGGAGCTACTCTTAGAACATCAAAGTTGATATGTGCGATAGATGATATTGATACCGCAATATTGAGTAACAGTATAGATCTACGGGCAATTATAGAATATTCACCTAGTGTTTTAACATCGCAGAATCCAACCTTTAAATTTGGGTCAGCACTGGTAAAGCCGTATCCATATACAGATGCTCTAGGTTTTAGTGATTATAAACCATCCACTAAGAGTTCTGTATTTTCGTATAACGGGGTATGCGCAGTTCTACAGGATTCTGGATCAAGTAATATGCAGATCATAAGTAGTGATACTATCAATACAAGAGTATTAAACGCGAACGCAGGTACCATTGATTATGAAACTGGGGTAGTAAAACTTTCTAACTTTATTACGGATGGATTTTCAGGACCTGCTATAAAAATAACTGCAAAGAAGAGAGAAAGTGATATTATAGCACCACAGAATAGACTATTGCAAATACGTGATGCTGATGTAACTGTAGTATTTAATGAGGTTACTATATAATGACTATAGAAAAGTCTATTTCGTACCAGATAGAAAAACAGTTCCCTGCTATCTTTAGAGAAGACGGTACTGAACTAGTTGACCTAGTAAAAAACTATTACAAATTCCTTGAAGAGGATAGTAAGCAAAGCGTCTATAATAACAGACGTATCTTTGAATACAGGGATGTAGATACTACACTCGAGAGTATGATCCTATTCTTTAAAAACAAGTATATGAAGGATATGCCGCTTGACGATCCTAATATTAGATTCATAGTAAAAAACATTCTAGACCTGTATAGAAGAAAAGGTTCTAACGAGGGTATAGAATTATTCTTTAGGATGTTTTATGACAGCGAGGTAGAGGTTTATTATCCTGCAATGGATATGTTTAAACCATCAGAATCCATCTGGAAGACCGGTTCATACATACAGTTATACCCAGTTGTTTCCACTGAAATATTTAACGGTATAATCAACAGAAAGATTTTTAGTTCGATTACTAATGCTACAGCCTTTGTAGATAATATCTATTTTATAAACATTAATCAATCCATAATACCTCTAATCTTTTTAAGTGGAGTAAGGGGACAATTCGGCGGCTTTGAAACGATATATAGTCTCAATCCAAATATAGAATATGGCAGAATATACGGCTCCATGCGCGAGACTAATATACCGTCGAGTGGAAAATTAAGAGGCGATAACTTAGTAGGCGATATAGTAAATATTACCTCGTTAAACGGATACGGCGGTAAAGGTAGAATAATTAAGGTTAGTGAAAATCTATCCGGACAGATCGAATATACTATACCTGATGGTGGATATGGTTATACTGTAACTGATCTAGCAGCTGAGACGGTAGGTAATACGGACATAATAGTATCAAACCAGTCGTTATTCATAGAGAACACTGCCAACGTGTTTAAACTGGAAGAAAGGATTCGACAGGTAAATTCTGATAATGTTGAGGTGATTGGATCTGTAGTTGGACAAACTAGAATTTCTGTAGGTGTAAGCCTAGATATGACGCTTCCGCAATCGAGTTTAAGCAACTACTTCTTTGAAAGAAGCGTGCAAGGCATTCAAGAGGTTCAGGCCATTCAAAGCGCGCAGGGTATCCAAGGCGTACAGGGTATTCAAGGTATACAAAGTTTTGTTGGTATCATCGATACGATAGATAGGGAAGTAAACTTATCAAAGGAAGTATTGTTTGCTTCCGACTTTAAAGATCCGGATCCATTAAATTTTGATAGTTCAAGAGCAAAAATAGGTACTATAGCAAATACAGAAGATATAATTATAATAACGGATATCATAGGTGAATTTGTAAATGTTAATCTATCATCTTTAAACTATTCAGCGATTCCTCCAGCCGATGAGCAGATGAGTGGTACAAGAGTAAATGGTATCATACCAAATATTAATACTCAGTTAAATCAGGCGTTTGTACCTGAAAAATTTACGATTGGTGAATTAGCGACACTAACTGATATAAATCCAGGAACAGAATATCTAAACGACATTTTTGTTATAGCTAAAGAAAATTTATTAAGTAGATTTAACTATACGAATCAGATATTAAAAATTCAACCTACACAAGGCGTTATAATATCAGAAGGTGACTTTATAACACAGACAAAAACTATCGAGGATTTTTATGGAGTCGTATCAGATACGATTGTTAAGGGTGAAGTTGTAAAGGTAGTTGGTAATAACATTTTTGTAAAGCAAAAAACGTTTGAGCCGTTTATAATTACTAGGAGTATATTTAAAGTAGGCAGCACGATTCCTGTTACCGTCATTAGCAGATCGAGGGATAGATCTACTCGACCACTCGGACTGAACGCATTCATAGATGGTACCGCGTCCTTTACACAGGGTAAAATAGATGAGTTAGAGATAATAGATAGTGGATTTGGATATGAAAATGGTAGACCAATTCAAATATTTAACACATCTAAAATAGATAGAAAACAACTCGAGCTTGATACTGAATTAGCTAAAAAGACACCAGACGCTGCAAAAGTAGCACTCTTAAAAGCAACGATTATAGAATTAACATCGACGCCTGAGGCAATTGGACTCGCCGTAGTAAGGAGTCAAGGTATTACAGAAGGTCAATGGATATCCTTTGATTCTCACATCAATCAGGAAAAGGTGATTCAGGACAGTGATTTCTATCAGGATTATTCATATCAGTTAATCGTAGATGTAGAACCTAATAAATATGAAGACATCTATAGAAGTATTATGCATCCGGCAGGTATAAAACTATTCACAACCTTTGGACAAACTTCATTTATAAATATTGATATAGATTTTGTTGCTTCAGAAATAGCATCATTCGCGCAATCAGATTTTAGTATAATTTCAGAAGATGCCAGCGAATTTATTGTATCTGAAGGATCTGATTCGCTATACTTAGTCACTAGAATTTTTGAGGTATAAAATTGGCTATAAAATTAAATAACTTTGACTACGATGAGAAAATGGGTGTTGTATCAACTGAAAGAATCCGTGAGGAGTTGTTTAAATGTTTCAAACACGACACACTTAAAACTTTGGATAAATTAAATGAATTTAAGTAT